TCGTAGAGGTCATAACACCAGCGGACCATTTCGGCCACGGAACACTGCCGGACAAAAGCGCGGAGGTGCCAGAGCTGGGAACCGACCTTGCCCCAGAGCTTCGCGGCCTTAAAGTCGTTTTTGGTGGAGCCCTTGAAGCTGGGGTCGATATAGAGGACAATTTCGGAGAATTTGGACCAAGCCGGGCGTTTGCCCCAGCGGATCCACTCATTTTTGAACACGGCACCCTCGATAATTGGGTTGTTCATGTATTCCTTTTGAAAAGCGCGATAACCGGCGACGGCTGCAAGGTCCTGCACTTCGGCAGGGGTCCATTTGGCAGCCCATGAGATTTTGCCGGCGCGGTCGTAGATGTTTACGCGGGTAACGTGGACAGTCTTAATCTCGCACCACTTCGCCAGGACGGAATTTTTTGCAATGAGGTTGCCAACCATGAAAAAGCGACCGCGGCCGCCGTCGAGAGTGCCGAACAGAGCGGAGCGCACCCAGTCGAACAGTTTAGAGACACGGGCGGGACTTTCCACCAGCTCGTCATCGTCGAGGTCGTCGATAACGACATAATCGGGGCGGTGTGAGCGGTAGCGCAGACCGCGTGGGGACTGACCGCGACCACGGGCAAAAAACGCCACTTCGGAACGGGTTACAAACTCGCCCTCTTCCCAGGATCCGGCGTTGTACTGTTCGCCGAAATCGGCAATATAACGCTGGTTGTACTGTAATTCGGCCTGAATGTCGCCGAGCAGGGTTTTTGCGTTGTCCTCAGACTTGCCGACCAGCACCATGACATTTATTTCGCGCCCCTTGACTTTGGCAGTGCCGAAAATCTCAGCACCGAGAATGTCCCACGCCATAAGCCACATGGGGATAAATACGTCCATGTTGGTGGATTTTGCCGCGCCACGGTGCCAGACAAAACCGGCCTTGAGGTTGCGGTTTTTCCTTATTTTGTTGGCGGCATCGATATGGAACGGCGCGCAGGGCGTCGACTGCCCCGTTTCGGGGTTTTCGGTCCAGTGGGGGAAATAGTGATCTACGAAATCGGCATAATTCAGCAGCAGCCGGCGCAGACGCGCAAGGCGCTGCTCGGCTGTTTCGTTTATGTTTACGGCGGTGGCGGCCTGGACCGTCTCGCAGTGCTGTTTCCACTTTTCGCGTGCTTTTAATATCTCCGCTTTCGTAGCCATGCGTTAAAAACTTTCTTTGAGCTTTTCGGAAATGAAAAGGTCGTGATAATGATTTATTGTTTTGAGCAGTTCCGGGGTAACATTGGGGTCGAAGCTCATGCGGTATTGCAGCCATTTGCTGAAAGCCATAAAAACCTCAATGACATCAACGACTGATGTTTTTTTGTCGAGGCGTTCAACGGTGGCGGCGAACTTGACCAGCTTGTCGGCACTCGCCGCAGTTTTCTCCGGGGAGGGGTCCGCGGCCAAATCCTCAAGCAGCACGTTAATGCTGTTAAGTATCTTGTTGACCAGTTCCGGGCGTGTGATGTTGGCGGCGGCGCGGGCCTGTTCCCAGCCGCCGTCTGCGACCCATTTAGTAACAGTCTGTGCGGACACGCCGACCTTTTCGGCAATGGACTTCTGCGGCTCCCCCTGCATGTAGAGCAGGCGGGCGTGTTCGCGCTGCTGCTCACGGTCTTTTTTAGTAGCCATTCATAATAAAATTACCTGAATTAGATGCAGCGCGCCCACTGCGGGCACGCTTTCACGGTGCAAAGTTGGGGGAAAATCACACTATAATAAAAAAGAGTGTAAAAGTTTTACACTCTTTTTGTTAGGGTTGTGAACTATCCTCAACTTTGCAGCGCAGAACGACATAAAAGCTATATCGCGGCGTAGAGCAGAGGCCAGCTCGCCGGGCTCATTCCCCGGAGGTCGCAGGTTCAAATCCTGCCGCCGCAACAACAATCAAAGCAAGGTAAAAAAGATTGAATAAGTGAAGCCCGGGCGCGGCGGACACACCCCCCTCCACCCACCATCGCGCCGCCGCGCCCCCGGCTTTTTTGAAATTGACAATGAAAGAGGTAATCATAAGCACCGAAGCCGTGAACAGTTACGGCAGCCGCGTACTGACCGACGGCATAGACCTGAGCCAGTACGAGCGCAACCCCGTGCTGCTATGGATGCACCGTAGGAGCTGGGAGCCGGGAGCCATGCCGATAGGCAAGGTCGAAAATCTGCGCGTAGAGGATGGCAAGCTGATAGGCACCCCGGTATTTGACCAGAACGACGACTTTGCCAAGCGGATAGAGAGCAAGTGGGAAAACGGTTATCTGCGCATGGCGAGCGCCGGGCTGGAGCCGATAGAGACCACACCCGACCCCGCGCTGGTGTTGCCCGGACAGACGCGCGAGACCGTAAGCCGGTCAAAGCTGGTAGAGGTCAGCATCGTGGATATAGGCGGCAACGACGAGGCCCTGCAACTTTACGGGCAGGAGGGCAAACTGCTGAAACTTGCCGCCGGTGAGGACAGCCCCGGACTGCCGTTGCTCCAGGAGAGAAAAGAAGCCGACCCCGAACCGGCCAACACCGGAGAGGGCGAGGAAAACAATAACCCCAAAATCAATTTAACAAAAATGACAAAAGAACAGTTAGCACTCCTCGGGCTTCCCGAAACGGCAACCGAGGAACAGGCGACCGCCGCGCTTAACCTGATGAAAGGGCGCGCCGACAACGCCGAGCAAATCCAGCTGGCAGCCGTAACGCAGGCGGTGGACCAGGCAGTGGCAGAGCGCCGAATCCTGGCAGAGCAGCGCGACCACTTTATCAAGCTGGGCAAGAGTGCCGGCGTGCAGATGCTCCGCGACACGCTCAGCACCATGCGCCCCCAGCAGAAGCCCGGCGAGGTTATCAACCTGGGCAAACAGTCAGCCCCCGGCGCCGGAGAAGCGCCCAAGACCTACACCAAGCTCAGCGAGGTGCCCGAGGCCGAGCGCCTGGAGCTCCGCAAGAACAACCCCGGCGAATATATGCGTCTGTTCAAAGAGGAGTACGGCATGGAGTGTCCCAAACTTGAAGACTAAACACCAAACCAACCACAACAATGAAAAGTAAATTTTTCGCTAAAATTTTCGGCCTTGTGTGCATGATGCTCACGGCCGTAACATTCAACGCTGCGGCCGGCGCGACGCTTGCCGTGGCCGTAGGCTGCGCCCCCGGCGCCGGGGCAGTAGCCGGCAATGTGCTGGCGCTTGTAGGAGGCCGTTTCGCCCCTGCCGGGGCGCTTCGCGCCGGAGTGTTCACAGAGATATGGACCGGCGAGATGATCAAGGCTTTCCGCACCGCGCCCGAGGCGCTGGGGTGGATGCAGCGTATCCGCAGTTACAACCAGTATGTGAACCAGGACGTAATCCATTTTGTGGCAATCGGCGGCGACCCTGCCGTGCTTGTCAATAACACGACCTATCCGCTGGCCATTACCGCGCTGACCGACGCCGACAAGCCTATCAGCCTGGACAAATTCAGCACCGAGGCCACGCCCGTAACCAAGGACGAGCTCCACGCCAGCAGCTACGACAAAATGGCAAGCGTTCTGGAGCGCCACCGCGAGGCACTGCGCGAGAAGATAGCCCAGCGCGGCATCCATGCAATCGCACCCGACGAAAACGCAACGGACATCCCCGTTATCAAGACCACCGGCGCGAGCGACGGCACCCGCAAGAAAATGACCTTTGCCGACCTGCTGAACCTGAAGCGCCAGTTTGACAAAATGGGCATACCCGGCAAAGATCGCGTGCTGGTGCTTTGTTCCGACCATGTGAATGACCTGCTCGAGACCGAACAGAAATTCAAGGAGCACTACAACATGAACCAGACCGACGGCAAGGTCTGCCGTATGTATGGCTTCGACATCTACGAATACGACGGCACGCCCTACTACAATATGAGCACCGGCAAAAAGCTGGCATGGGGTGCAGTCCCGGCGGCTACCGACGCCCGCGCATCTGTGGCGTTCTATGCAGGCCGCATGATGAAAGCCTACGGCAGCGCAGAGTTTTACCACAGCGAAGCCAGCAAAGACCCGCTATACCACCGCAGCCTGGTGAACTTCGACCAGTACGGCATCTGTCTGCCGCTGTCCTCAACCAAGTGCCGCGCGGCAATCGTAAGCGCCAAGGTAGCAGCGTAACAATATAGCCGAATGACAACACTAAGGAAAGGCAGCAGAGGCGCGGAGGTCAAGACCCTGCAAAGGAAACTGAACCTCATGGCCGACGGCATTTTCGGACCTTTGACCGAGGAAGCGGTCAAGGAGCTGCAAAAGGCCAAGGGGCTGACGCCTGACGGCGTTGTCGGTGCCCGGACATGGGCCGCGCTGGGCGTTGCCGCCGGTGGGCGCAAAGTAGATGAAATCATTCTGCACTGCACCGCCACGCCGGAGGGCGAGGAATTTTCCAACGCCCAGATCAAGGCGGCGCACCTTGCGCGCGGTTTTTCCGACATAGGCTATCACTTCATCATAGGGCTTAACGGCGAGGTGCGCCGGGGACGCCCTGTGGCGATAGCCGGGGCGCACTGCAAGGGGCACAACACGCGGTCAATCGGCATCAGCATTGTGGGCGGCTGCCCGCCGCGCACAACGCCGGGCTGGAAAGACAAGAGCAAGGACACGCGCACCCCGGCGCAGGAGGCTGCGCTTGTTAAGCTGGTAAAAGAGCAGCTCAAGCAATACCCCGGCGCGACGGTGCACGGGCATAATGAATTTGCCAACAAGGCGTGCCCGAGCTTCAACGTAAAAACATGGCTCACGAAAGTGGGCATTAAACAGTAACGCATGAATGAGCGGCGAAATAATCACAATCATAGTATCGGCGCTTGTGGCGGC